CCCCCCCGCTTACACTCCGGTGCGCAGACCCCGGCGTGGGCCTCCATCCGGGGTTTTCTTTCGGCATGAAAAAGCCGCCTCAAGGGCGGTGCGGTCGGTCAGGTTAACAATGACTAAGCCGAGGCCCACCACATCCAAACATCGTCAAGCTGCTCTGGCGTAATGCCGAGAACTTCGGACAGCATCACGACGCTTTCATAAGTGCGGTGAAATTCTGTAGTCTCTTCAATTTCAATGAGGATGATTGGATCATCTGTTGCGGCCAAAACATCAGACTTCGACACGCCAAGACTGTTTGCGCCCAACCAGAATTGACGGCGGGACAGCGGAGGCATCTGCGCTCGAAGCTCTTCCGGGGTAAGAGGATCGGGTATTGGCGGCGTGTATTCAATCACCCTTGAGCCGTTCCATTTTCGCAGCCCTTGAAACTCTAATAGTTCCCCATATTGATCCTGTGTGATTTCAACACATTCAACCGGATATCCTTCCGGCCAAACATCATCAGGATAGAAACCTGTAACAAATCCATTTTCGTCAAATGTTGCTCGAATGATCATATCAATATCCAATCGCTATACATTCAACACGAACTGTAGTGGACGCCAAGCCGGTTCCGCTGGTGGAATTAAACACTATCCCCCCCGCAGTTGTGGCTGACACCTGATCTGGCAATAATGCAAAAACTTTAGATAGCGCCCCACCTGCGTTGCGCTCTCCATCCATAAACATTACGGAAGCTGGTCGAGATGTAAAAGCGACTGGATATGTTACGTTGAAACCACCCGCCGCGTTGGTTTGCGGTACTGTTGCCCACTGCATAATCTTGTAACCATTAGGCAACACAATTACGGCCGTTGTGCCACCCACACCACTGCCCCCCCCACCCATTGTATTCCAAACGGCGTCGCCGTTTGCATCATCAAGAATACTTCGAGCGAATGCCGATAGGACCGTCAGACCCGCGCCGTTTACTCCGGTTAAGTACGGCAATCGATCAGCCGCCGCTGTGCCGCTAAGATTAAGCAAGGCGATTGCAGCCGCACCCAGATCACTTAAGGCTAAGTCGCCGTTCGCATCAGTACGTAGAAACTTGTTAGCAGCTAATGCCAGAGCCTTAAGCGCACCGTTCTCGTCCGTCTGCAATATCTGACGAGCCGCCAAAGTAAGATCCGCAAGCTTGCCAAGACTGCCGTTCGGGTCCTGGACGCCGAAGGTCGACTGATCCTTCAACTCATACTCGCCAGCAGCATTACCGACAGGCACCTTGCCATCCTCGACGCCCAGCTCAGCAAGGTTAGAGAGAACGCCATTTCCGAGAAGTTCTATCAGTGTCGTTGCCTGCGCAGTCACGCGAGCACCGTCTGGCAGATATCGCGCTCGATATGGTGCATCAGTCAGCGATGTGCCAGACCACGGCACGGTCAGGGTCAGCGAGGTGTTGCTGTTCACACTGGCAATGACGGCCGTCAGGTTCTGAATTTGAAGCGTGTCACCTTCACGAAACTTCGCCACATCAAACAGTGTGCCGGTTCCGGTCACAGCCGTTGAGCCATTGGCAAGCGTTATCGTGCCAGAGGTGTAATCTGACAAAACAGCCATAGTATTCTCCGATTTCGGATTGTTAGAGCGTGGTGGCTCCAAGGATGTAATAGCGGACGCCGACAGGGTCGGGAAAACCCGTCACACTGGGGCCAGCGCTGTTGCCAGGCGAGATATGGACAATGCAATGATCGCTGTTGACGACCGTCGCCATTGAATGCCGCAGCACTTCAACACCACCACCCGGTGACAGATACATGGTGTGATTGCCCTGCCGGAACATGTCGCCAAAATCGACGATGACCTTGGGAAACACGAACAAGCCTTGGCTGTCGAAATTAATACGGGCCGCGATATTCCCGTAACGCCAGTGGACCTGATTGGCGGCGCTGAAACTTGAGGCTGGGATATACCCTTCTGCCAATACCGTTACAGCTGCGAAACGAGTGTCCAGAAGGATATCGTTGTACCCCGGAGCCACGTCGCTGGAACCCGGACTTTTGATTTGAAGATACTGGCCTTCAACCTTTCGAATTACAGCGTTTCCGCCTGATGTTCGGCCTTGGATGCCGGTAGCGTAGAGCATGAAGCGAATAGCAACCGAGTGCGTTCCGGTAACGCTGAAACGAATTCCCCCAGCTTCAACTCGGTAGTATGCCCATGTCTGCTGCTCATCAAAACCGGTATTCAGGTTGACAGGTGGAATTGCGAAACCCCAGCCATTCAGGCTGCAAATCGTATCGCAGACCATTGAGGGAGACAGGTCGAAGTCAATCGATGTAGGCTTTGCGACAAAGTAGGATGTTCCCGGCGCAATGGCAGGCGTTTCACCCATCATCACACACTTGATCGGAGTCCTGTCACTATCCATGATCAACTGACGCCCTGTCGCTGTATCGATGGAAAACCCCGGCCTTGCCATCTTGATGCGGTTATTGGACGCCTCAAACGCTATCTGTCCTGCAATAGGCGTTCCGACAGGCTTAGGGATTGGCACGTTATTGCAAGGCAAATCCCAGATCATCGTATTCACATATTCTTTGTCGCCACCAAGGTAGGTGTCAAAACTTGCAGACGCGTCCGATGGCCTTATGCACCATCCCGTATAGCCGAAGTCTGAAGGAATACGTCGATAGCCGAGGCCAGTCGTGCCCGTTTCCGTGGAGTTGCAAGTCACGCCATAGTTGGTCACGCTGAAATAATAGGCGCTCGAACTCCCCGGTTTATTGTTCCAGAGAATGCGAGATGTTCCATCCGCAGAGATGAACTTCACCTCTGCAAATGGGATGGTGCCTGCGAGGTCAGGCATTCGACCAATCAGACCATAAATATCGTACCGAGTGCCAGTCTCGCCAGCAGTCGTGTAGGTGCTTTTCATTACCCATTGATCGCCAAGAGAACCAGTTTGCAGGCCATACATGCCCCCCGGGAGATATCCCCCGGGATAGTTAGATTTGTTCAGGGGCTGAGGTGTCTGAAAATTTCCAAACACATAAGACAGATTGCTCGCCTCTGAATTGAAGTAGAAGCGATTATGCGCATCGTTCGGTACATCCAAGGGCCAGTCGCTATCATACTTATTGACCTTCATCACCGCGCCGACGCCCGGCTTCCAGCCCACAAACCAACTGACCATTAGACGATAATCCTCAGATACGCATTGCCGCCATCGCCACGTGCATCAAACTTGCTGTTGTTTGACAGGAGACGATCAAACCTCAACGTTCCGAGGCGAACGCTTTGCATGTAAATCTCACCATTCTGAGCGACAAACGGATACGTAAAGCTGCCGTCATCGTTCGGGTCAGCTATCGCGAACTGGTTGGAAACGATGACGAACTGACTGCCAGTAGGCGTGACATTCACAAACCACCCGGCTTGTTTCCAACTATCGCCAGACCCAATGCGGCCAAACGCCGAAATCTTTACAGATTGACCTCCAGCCCCCTGTGTTGCCGTCATACGCCAAGCGGCATTTGAGACAGATCCGTCGACCGATGCATTGACCTCAGTCAGCGCATTCGAAATGGCAGTCATATCGCCTTCGACGCCATCAACCCGGCTTTGCAAAAGCACGACTGTGCTTGCATCTGCCTTGTTGCCGAGGCTGACATTGATTTGCGTCAGCTGTTGACCAATGGCACTGTTTGGACCCGTTGCGACAAGGATATCCTCTTGCCACGATGCTTTTGCCGTTCCGTAAGTGCTGGTCAACTGACGGCGAATGGTCTGCAAATCAGCGTAGTTGGTGTTGTGATTGTCAGCAGTGCTTGTTGCCAGTTCCTGCGCTTGCCTTTTCAGCTCGCGCATATCGTCAGTGATCCAGTTAATCAGACCCGACAAGTCGTCATCAAGACGGCCATAATCGACCGGACTGTCATCGCCAGACGTCTCTTGGGTCAGAACCAGCACTGGCGCAGACCAAACCACAGGACGCGTTCCTGCCGCCACTCTGAAGCGATAGCGAACATTCCATTCTGATTTGCTGGTCAGTCCGTTGACGATCTGGAACACCGTCACGTCACGCGGCACGTAAGCCGTGAATACCTGCGACGGATCATTCTCAGGCCAGTATTGGATTTCGACGCCTTCGACTGTCGTGTCGGTGATCTCATCCCAGAACAGACGAATGCCGGGGTATTCCTGACCGTCATCGCCAATGACTTTGTTCGGGATGGCGTTGAAGTTAGAAAGCTGCGCCTGATAATCCGGTGGCTGGTTGGGGATCAGAACAGGCGGGTTTGTCTCGTAAGCGGTCGGATCAAAGATGCCGTCGCCTACCTCCTGCCACGAAATTGAAACGTCGCGAACGCTGTCACTGCCCATCGCGCCAAGAGACTTGGAATGGATCTGCATCTTGATCGTGCGATTGTATCGGTCAGACTGCCATTGCACCCACTGGCCTACCTGAAGCGCCAAGAACTTTGGATGAACCGTAAAACTTCCGTTGGCCTGATAGCGCGATGCACGGATTGCAATATCTGCCAGCCGGTCGCCAACTCGATGATCGGTAACAGCAGTATAATCCACCTTGGATGCAAGGCGCTCACGATCCTGCGCCAAAGCAAGCGCATCAATGCGGATCGTTAGCGAAGTGGTTTCATAGAACAGGTCAGGACTGACGTACGATGCAGCGACCGTATTAACGAGCTCAGTTCTCGTGCGCGTCAGCGATAGCTGGAAAGATTTTTCCCACGCAATGTCGTCATCGGTAATTGTCGCTACAACCGCCTGATTTGCCCCGACGATAGGATATTCGCCCGTTACGGCTTCTATCCACGAACCCGCGCACCCTTCGCGCAATGGCGTCATATTGGTTTCGTGGGTTACGCCATCGCCGGATGAGGCAATCAGAGCCGCGCTATAACGCTTGCTGCCATCCGACATGATTTCATCGCAGATATTCATTGCGGTGAACCATTCAGACAACGGCAGGCGGCTTGCGGCCACACCACGACCGACGATCTTTTCAGTGCCGATGTACAGGCCTCTTTCAAGGTTATACATCATCACGGCATTGTTGTTGCTGAACTCCCAAGTGCTCTGGTCATTCCAGCGATGTGCGCCGAAACCGCCGACCGAACTGTCTTTGCGTGGATCATATAGAGGCGCACCGCGCACTTCGAACATGAGGTTCGGGACGGATGTGAGATTGTCGACGTCCGTAATAGTCGTGACGATTGCGTAGCAAAGGCCAGCACCGCGATGGGCTGTCGTCCAGCGGCCTGCCGGATTGGCATAGGCGATCAAAGCAGGATCTGCAGCCTGATCAAATGTGCCTTGATAAAAGCGAACGAAGCATTGTCCGCCATCCTTCACGCCAAGAATGCGCTGACCATAAATGCGGCCTTCATCGCCCTGCTGATCGGGAGACAGCGATTTCCATTCACCATCCATTTGCACGCGAAGAAGCTCAAGGCATCGGAAATCGGAAAGCTTGAACACGTCCTGGACAATGTGATTGCCATTATCGAACGCGTTTCGATAGATGTGATGGCCCATGGTGCCGAACACACCAAGCCCGACCTCGCGCACGAGATTTTCGCCATACTTGGTTTCTGTGGCCGATGCGGAAGACTTGGGCGTTTGCTGGAAGATCGACGTCAGCGCGTACTTAGCAGCAACAAGAAGTCCGCCCAGAACAATGTTCGCAAGAACCGTACCGCCGAACAGCCATGATCCAAGGCCGACAATGCCTGTCACAATTGAAACAGGGTCCGCCGCCGCAGGCGTAGCGAGCAGCGCGAATAAAATCGCCAGAATGTAAAACATCAGGAAACCTTGAAGGCCCTCTCGGCCATTGTGCGCGGTAGAAAACGCAAACCGTCCTCGCCTTTCAAGGCGAACCCGTATTCACAGAAGTAGCCGACGGTTTTCTCAAAGATGCCGACGTCACCACGCTGCGCCATTGCGACCGGGATTTCTTCAAATCGGTCGGCCAGAACTGCGCCAAGACTGTCGAAGCCACGCTGTTTAATCAGTCGATATGCGCCAGCACGGCTTTTGTATTTGCCACGGACTTCTATCGCTGGATCAGTACCGATAACGGCCTCAATGGCATCACAGGTGGTAAGAAGGCAGTCAGACTTTCCCCAAACCAAAGGCGTGACTAAGTGCGCCTCCGTGACAGCCACGAGGCGTTTTTCCCATTCCGGATGTCGCATGGCGGTCCCTTCGCGGTGGTCGTATTGTGCAGGGAGGACTTATTGGTACGGCGTGATGTAGAAGTTCTCGCGCTTCACAGTGGATGCGTATTCGAAAATCTTGTCACCCGGCGAGATAAGCTGCTGATCTTCATGTGAAGCAGTGCGGTATCCGTCGCGGTGGTTTTCAAGCGCAGACGTTTCGACGTTGGCTTTCAGAACCATTTCACCGCCATCTATGACGTGATCAATCGTGTCGATATATCCTCGATACATCGGCTCAACGTGAAGCAGTTCGCGCGTGTCCGGATCAAAATAAGCATCGGATAGGATGACCGTGCGGCCCTTATAATCCACGCTTTCAATCTGAGCGAGCTTGTCAGGAGTTACACCGTAATCCGCTGCCGTTGGCATCGTGATCGTAATCGGCAGCGCTTCAGCGCCCATCTGATACGGAGGCTCTTCAATCGCAATAAGCTGGTTTGGAATGTAGGTGTTGCCATTCCAAATAAACTCTGACGAGCCGTTCCACATGTACCAAAAGCCGGTGCCGAACTGAAATTCTCCGAGAGAGCGCACGACGACGCGCCCCTCCTCTAGCAATTGCTGTAGACGGGTTGGGAAAGCCATGAAGCCTCCGAATTGTAGGAAGGTGTTATCGACTATTGGTTGCGACTCGGCTTTGATGCACGTGTCAACAATAGGGAGGCTTGAAATGAATGAGTTCAAAGACCCACAGATTACATATAACGATCAACCAAACGGTAGGTTTGTGACGATCAATCTCAATCACATGGGGCTACCGAACGCACGGGTCACATTCATAGACACTGAAAGGCCTGATGAGACAAACGCCCAAGAACGAACACGCGTCTTAGGACTGGCGAAGCAATTGTTTAGACGGGCTGCTGAAAGCCTCTAGCGTATCAACCCTTGCGGTTAACGCCATGAGCGTTGCGTCTTGTTCGTCAATACGGGCTAAAGACAGTGTAAGAGCATTGCTCAAGTCGTCATATGAGAGAGGCAGGACTTTGCCTGCCTTTTCTTCATTGTCCATAATTCCCTCCTTCACCTCGGCACCTCGATCAGCTGGAAAGTCGCTGTGGGTCGCGGACCTTTCGACATTTGAAAGCTATCCTTCACAAGCCGGGTATTCATCTCTGGTTGTTTAAAACGAACCGTTGCGCCTGCTGCGATATATGACGCAATAGGCTGATCCACCTTAACTGTGATCGTCGTACTTACTGCTGTTGCACCCCCGCCATAAGCGACCTGCAAGAACTGGCGATAGTCGCCACTCTTAAGCGAGAACATATCGCCGTCCATCAGCTGTAAACCTGGAACAACGCCGGTTAGCTGAACCGTATAGCCGGCAGTCACGGTCCCGCGCGATGCGGTGCCAGTGATATGCGAATTGTTCGGGTCACCCCAATACGCACGAGGAATGCAGATGTGCTTGGGACGGTAGACAATCGTTTCCATGCCGCCCTTCGCCGAAGCAATGAAAGCCTGAAGCTGAACAGCCTCGCTGGCCTTCATCGGCAAAGTTTCCATGTCCACGGTGCGATATGGATCGACAAACTCCACGGTCGATATAACCCGACCGCCGAATTTCGTCTGGCTGGTCGGATTATTAAACATGGGATAAGACGGCACAAAGCGGACGGTTGAAAGAATATCTATCATCGCACTAATCCCCGCCTCGATGCCTGCTTACTGTCTCGCGCAAAGCGCATCGGGCCTGATTTGTCGTATGCTTTGACAGTGCGTGAACTTGTGCTTTGAGACACGTTTTCAACATACGAATGGAAGTTGCCGTCGTTCTCGAACCGGGTCACAACATCCACACGCATTGGGCCAGCGGCTCCCGCTCTTTGTGGAGCACTAAGTATCGGCATTGAAGGGGCTCGCAGGCTTGGTGTGCCGTCGGCAAAGGCTGGCAAGCGATCCTGGTTGATCGCTTCAAGAAGCCCACGATATTTCGCTGTCGAACGAGCGTTCGTGATAAACTCTTTATTCGACACTCTCGCGAGGATGCTGTCACTGCGACCAGTTCCAGGTCCACGAATGAGGCCGGGACCGGGCCGCGAAGGCGTCCCATTAGCAAATTTAGGCAGTCCGCCGTCTTTGAAGCCGAGAAATGCACCGAATATACTTCCTGACTTGCCGAAAAGACCTTCGAAAAGGTTGTTCAACGTCATGTCCAGCAGCTTATCAATCAGCTTTTGTACAGCGTCGGTCAGGGCCTCAACAGCATCTTTTCCAGATGAGAGGTCAGTAACTAGCCCCTTAAAAGCGTCCAGTTCGGTGCTTCGCCACTCCGATGACTTCTGTCTTAGCTCACCTTGAGCTTCATTGAGTTTATTGGCTTCAGCCGTAGCAAGAGCCCACTGCTGAGCAGTCTGGGCAATCTGCGACCTGAGTTCAGGAGTAATAGCAATGCCGGCCTTTTGAGCAGCATTGAGCAGTTCCTGCTCGGTACGTGCCTTTTCAGCTGCAAACCCGTAATCATCAATTAGCGGGTTGATCTGGCGAAGCGCCTCAGTCTCAGCGACAAGTGCAGCTGTGCGGTCATTTGTTTCACGCACATCATTATTGAACTTGTCTTCTGGCGTTTTCTTTTGGCGCTCTTTCTTCGGCTTTTTGCCTTCTGCAGTTCGGGATTCCTGTGCGGCAACATTTGCGCGCGCGATGGCGTCAATCTGCTGCTCAGTAAGAGCTATGCCGTCCTTCGTTGCTGCGTCACGAACCTTCTTGCGCTCCATTTCGAGCGCGTGTTCCTTTTTGCTGAGCGCTGCCAAACGCATCTGGTCACGCTCATACTCGTTCGCAGCTTCGCGCTGCATGATGTATGGATCTTTGGCCGAACGGGTTGAGCGATCTTCTATAACGGCTCTGGCACCAGTAACGGCAGCTAGATCTGCGGCAGCACTGCGAGCGGCGGTGGAAACCATCGCCAGTCGATCTAGGATCGGGCCAATTGCGTCGGCAACTTCTTGGAAGTTGTAGTCAGCATTCGCCATAGCGAACAAAGATTGCTTGGCTTCTTCTGCTGAAACAGTGCCTTCCTTTACACCATCACGCAGACGAGCCAGCTCATCGTACTGTTCCGGGGTAATGAGGCTCATTGAGGAGACTTGAGCAAACGAAGCCAGCATGTTGACTGCGGCTTCCGTCGCAGCTTCCATCTCTTTTGTTCCCGCCTCAACTTCTTTGCTAAGAGAGTTCTGCGTGTAGGCATCATTCTGCCGTCCGGCCTGTTCAACAGCGTTTCCAGAAGACTTAGCAGCCTCTTCGACCTTATTGAGCCGCTCTGCAAAGAGCGTGGCTCCCTGACTCGATTCGCCAACAGTTGAGTTGTAGAGAATGAGCGACGATACAACCGCACCACCGATAACCATGCCCACAGGGCCAGCGGCCGCGCCGAGTCCACCGAAGGCTGTAGCCAAACCACCCATTGTGCTCGCAGCAGCTAAAGCTTGCCTGAATTGACCAAGAGCCACACCAGCGGTTCCGAGCGTACGGATCATGCCAAGGAGCGATCTACCAACCAAGGCACCCGCAATCACCGCGGCGACCTGCAAAGCGCCGTCTGCGACTTTGTCAAAGTTGTCGGCAATCATTACCAGTGCTTCGGAAATCTTCGCAGATACGCCAGCTGCGCTGTCGGCATTGCCTACGTACTGAAGCAGAGCGTTATTCAGAAGTGTGAAGCCATCGCCAATGGTTGCAGGCATATCTGCCGCTTCCTGACGAAGCGTTTCCATCTGGCTCGAGAGACCGCGAACAATGTCGTTACCAGTGATCTTTCCTTGGGAGCCAAGCTTGCGCAGACCGCCTACGGTCGTATCGAGACCAGCCGCCAGCGCTTCCGCAACACGGCCGCCTGATTCAATAACTGTATTGAGGTTGTCGCCCTGCAACTTGCCAGTAGCCATAGCCTTGGCGAGAGCATCAATAACTCGTGCAGCGCGATCGCCCTTGGCTCCTGACACAACGAGAGCGTTGTTCAATGCCTCGGTGTAGTTCAGCGATTCATCGGTATTATAGCCAAGTTCGCGAAGGGCTGTAGCGTTCGAAAGATAACTTTCAGCAGTCTGGGAAAGGTCGGAATAGGTACGGCGAGCCATTTCTCCTAGGCGACCCATTACCTCCGTGCCTTTGTCGATCGAACCAGCAGCTAGATTGACGCGGGACGTCATATCGGTCCACGTGTCAGTCATCTTGCGAAGCTGGTCGACACCAAGAGCTGCACCGATACCCGCAAGTGGAGCCGTCAGGCCGCTAAACGAGCGAGTGAAAATGCTGTCCAGATTCTTGTTCATCTGGCGGGCGCGTCGTTCAATCGCATTAAATTGGCGATTAGAAACATCGTTGGCGCGGGCCAGGCTTTTTTCAAATGACTTGAAGTCAGCAGAAAGCTGAACAACCAGACTTTCGAGGTCGGTTCTTGCCATACTCAACGATGTCCTGATAAGAAAAAAGCTCGCAGTCACGCGAGCTTGGGGATGTGGATGAAAGCACTGGTTGGCGCGGCCTGCATCGCGGTTATCGCGTTCGTCGGGTACTATTTCTGGAATGAGTACCGTGCTGCGCAATACGTTGCAGCGGCGCGTTCAGCTAGCGCAGAACAAGCGCTTAGGGACTACGAGTCCGATTGCGATGTTTGGGTAAAAGCCCTGAACTCTTGGAAGAACGGCAGGCCGGACGGTCGCGCTGATAGCTTTGCGAAAGCCCGTGGCGAAGTTGACCGGTGTCTAAACTACACAGTCGGAAGGCCGTGGCATGATAAGAACATCGGCGTAAAATATTGGTAAGGCCAGCATCACCCAGCCTTAATCCAATCCCAAAGATCGTCTTTTTCGGTCTCTGACAGCTTACCGGGCTCGTCGGGGGTGTTTGCTTTGATGTAGCCATCAAGCGCAGCCATATACTTCCACATAGACATTTTACCAACGTCTTGCGGACTAAAGCCTATTGCGGCTCCGTTTCCGTAGATGGCGGCAAATCTGATTTTTCCGTTTGGGAGACTGTCGATTTGCTCTGACTTGCCGCTTTCTGCTCCCCCACAGGTTCCTCCGGCACGCCTTGAATTCCCGCCTGCAGGATTGCGATGGCGAACAAAAGATTTTCAGCTGGCGGCCGCTTTTCGACATAACGCTGCACAAGCTTGGTTGCGTCAGTCGGCTTCATATCGCCGCCGATAAGTCCCTGTCTGATGACATGCGAAATATCACCAACGTTGCACTGTTTCGAGATCAAGCGCTCAAGAATAACCCAGGGGCCCGCATCGCAGGCCTCCTGAAGTGCTTCGAGTTCGCTCCACCCAAGGCGGAAGGTGTAATCGTCGTCCGCCCATGTTAGTTCAATCGATGCATCCCGCATTAGCCACCAGCCGGTGTAGACGTACGAACCATCACACCGTCCGACTGCAGGCTGACGTTATTCGTCGCCCGCTGGCCGTTGGTTGCGCCAACTTCCATGCTTTCAACATGCATGAAACCTGTCCACACGATTGTCTTTGTAGGGAATTCCCACTCCACCTTAACAGGAATGGAATCGATGCTATCGACAGCATCCAGCCAGTCATCAACGCTTTCAGCGGCAAGTACACCCTCACCGCTAATACCCATCGAAAGGCTAGTTGCATCGCGCCCTACCCAATCAACTTTATCTGGGTCAGTGCAGTCTGGAATATTGACCTCTTCAAGGCCTTTTGTGATCGTAATCGAGCGTTGCGTAAAGCCGCAAGGTGCGGAGTAAACTGTCGGGGTCGCGTCATTGCCGAGCAAGACGCGGATTTTACCCGACTTGATGGTAGTAGCTTGGGCCATATTGGTCCTCGTGATTTGGTGGTGGTGAAATCCGGCTGTGCGGGCTACGGCGTCTCGATGATTGCCGTGTACTGGATAGAAGCCTGATTAATGCCGGGAGCGCGGATGTAGTCAGTCCGCCAATAATCGAAGGTGACGAGAGCGTTCACCGCGAGCGGCGGTTCCCATCGTCTAAGTGCTTTGGTGACAGCGTCTGCTATTTGGCGGACTTGCTTTTGACTTGGCAACGACGACCAGCAGTTGATCTGAAAAGTAACGTCTACCGCATCAACGCAATCAGCACTGTCATCAGATGTCGAAGCGTTGCCAAATGAAACATACGGATAGGTTGCGGCCGGTATATTGCCATTAGGATCGGCAGGAGGATTGTCATAGACCTTGTCGACGCCGATCAGCGTTGTCAGCGCAGCATTCTGCGCTAACCGCGCATAGATCGCGGTTTGAAGTTCCCATACAGGGTCCATCCATCAGCCTCCTGCGGCTACTGTTTTCGCTGCTTTGGTGATGGCTCGACGAATACGGCGTTTTGTTTCTTTATCTTTGGCCCGCCACGTCACGTAGAAGAATGGTTGCTTGCCCTGACCGGGGTTTTTTGTGCCGGGAAACATGCCTTTATTGGCAAAGCCGACCGTACCGAACTCAATCCAGCGCGCGTAGTAAGCTTCTTTGTTGCCTGCATAGATCGTGATCGTCCAATCAGCTGCAAGGCTAGCTTCGACTGTCGCGATCACCATGCTGCCTTTTGGAGCTTTACCCCAAGTCCAGCCGATGCTTTCCCTGAGTGCGCCGTCGTCTTCAGCAACACGACGTTTCATCATGTCGACGATATCGTCGGCGCCCTGCTCCATAGCACCACGAACCATGTCGCGAGCGACCTTCGGCAAGCGCTTGAGCTTCTGTTCGAGTTTAGCCAACCCTAGAATGCGAGCACCGATAGCCATCAGCCACCGCCCTGCACGACAGCGCGCATTTCGATGTACTGATTAACCTCGTCGGGGTTCGCACAAGATTGGATCTCGTAAAGGATGCCAGTTCGCTTGTTTCTCGCGCGCCATGACGGCGTGACGTCGCGTGTCCGCGGTTCGCTTCGAACGACAATCGTATATGGCTGGATGCCTTGCGTACGGGCCGCAATGTCAATTTCAGAACCAAGGCGGGGCTGCAAACGAGCAGAAGTTTCGAACTTGTCTACCCACTCTTGGCTTGTGCCCCCACCTTCGTCCCTCACAGGTTCGCGCTGCTGAAAGATGACGATGTTGTTGAGCGCACCTGCGCCTTTACGTGTCGCCATGCTTCTCTCCCTTTTTCGGAGTTTTCAGGCGAACAGCCTTATTGGCTTCGACCGCCGCAGCAGCGCAAGGTGTAGTCACAAGGCCGGACCAGCCAGCCTTATAAGAAATCGTGACTTGCGGCAGCGGCTTCCAGTCAAAGTCTTCCGTGAAGCGGACGTGGGGCATTACGGCACCTCTTCTTCAATCCGCCAAACCCGATACGCCGAAAGCAGCGCTCGAACATGTCGCGGCAAAACTGCGTCTCCGCGAGATGCCGTGTCAGGCTCGCGATTTTCGTAAAGGTCTGCACCGACAAGCAGAATGGCCGCCGAAATAGCGGCATTAATGACGATGCCGTCAGCAAGTGACGGTGTTTGACCCGCCGCTACGACCTCGCGATGGAGGTATTCAGTGACCACAGTTTCCGCGGCGACGAGATAAAGCGTCAGCTCGTCGTTTTCGTCGTTGTGAAAAACGCGTAGGTGACGCTTAAATACAGCAAGGTCAATCAGAGCCATCGCCACCACCTTCGGGTGGCACTTCCGGCTCAGGTTCGGGCTGAGGATTTGGATTGACAACCCCAGCGCCGATATAGCTCGCTACCCGCCTCTTACGCGTCTTTGTCGATACTGCCATCTGATTTCGCCTTCTGCTTGGGCTTGGTGCCATTCTCTGGTGCGCCGCCCTCTGCTTCGTCAATCACGTCAGCTTTGCTGCCCAGCGAGACAAGGCCCTGTGCTTCCAACTGCCGAGCTTCGCCAGCTTCAACTTCGAAAGACGGGCTCTTGCGAGTTTTTAGATCTTTGCCGAGAGCAAAAGTCTTTAGGGCTTTAACTTCTAGAAAATCGGTCATGTTCTCTCCAATCTGGAAAAGGGGAGCCGAAGCTCCCCACCCCAATTAAGCGCCTTCGACGTCGCCGGTTACGAACGACTCTGGGCGATAGACGGCGAACGCCAGTCGCTCTTCCGCGCGGATCGTGAACATATTCTTTTCGAAGTCGTCGACGTTCTCGCTCGACAGCAGCACTTCGATATCGAGACGGTCGAAGATCTGTGCAGCGAAGCTGAATGCACCAGTGAGGAATTCACCTGCAGCCATAGCCTGCGTAGAAACCACCGGCAGGTTCCAGAGAGTTGGCGTTAGCGAACCCTGCGGATTACCGATGATGTAATTTCCACCAGCGTCTTTCGTCAGCTCGATCTTCGTCCAATCAATTGGATTGAGGACAAAAGCTGTTGCCGGATACTCAGCGAGAACAACCTGAAGGATCGCAAGGCGAAGTCGATCAATACCAGTCGCACCTGGCAAGGTGAAAGCTGGACTAAACTCGGTTGCCTGGGGAACCAGACCGTGAATGTTCTGACCGGTGCCAGAGCCATTGAGTAGCTGATTTTCTTCTGCAAAGCGCAGACCATAACGAGCGCGGCCGTCGATATAGGAACGAAGGGCCGGAGCATCATCCAGGATCTGGCGCGAAGCCTTGAACAAATGCGCAATCGTGCGAACCGGCGCAGAAGTCATATCGAACGTCAGGTCCGAGTATGGCTTTGCAGTCGTTTCAGCGACAGGAGCCGCATTGTTCGTGTAGCCGGTCTCCTTCACATACTCGATAGAGCTCGAAGAAGTCTGGCCCGGAAGCACGAGATCGCGGATCGTCAGTGTACGCTCCGGAAGACCAAAGATGCCCGGCACGCGCGCACCCGGAACGAGAGACGTCCCCTGACTACGACCAGCGCCGACTGTGGTGTTGGCGGAAGTGATTGCAGCGCGATCTGCCGTCACCTTGATCGAACCGCGAGACGACCCTGTCAACATGCCCGCTTTATAGTCGGCAGAATCGATAACCAGATCGCCGAGCGACTTCTGTTCGTTCGCGCCGTCTTCCTTTTCACGAGCCGCACGCTTTTCTAGGTCGCCGAGACGTGTGGTCATGTCGCCGAGTTCACAAAGAGCCTTATCGGTCTTTTCCTTGAGCTCGGCGGAAACCTCGCCATTTGCAGCAAGTTTCGACGTAAAGTCTACCGCAAGATTGCCGACCTGTTCCTTGATGGAGGCAAGCGAAGTACCAAGCTCGCCGATCTTATCGGCAAGTACATTATCAGCCATGTGTGGCTCCTTAGATTTTAATGAGTGGTGTGTTTGCTTCGGCCAAAAGCCGGTTTAGGGCTGCCAAAGCAGCAGCATCCGTCTCGACGTCAGGAGCCCCCTGACCTTCCTTGAGGTAGAGCCGAGCGGCCCGCTCTGCCTCAGAATTCGACAAGTTTAGAAGACCCTTCAAACCATTCTCGAATTCGCGTTTGGTAATCTGTTCACCTGTTGCAATTTTCGAGGCGAGCAGCGTGGCTGCATCTGCCTTTGCGGCATTAGATGCTTTCACCCGTCGCACATATGTTGGTTCGGTATCGGCACCAAAGCGGGCCAATGTCTCATCAAGCGTTGCGACACGATCAGCCATACCCAGCTCGATGAGCTTTTCAGAGTAGAAAACCCGGCCCTGACCGAAGTCGGCTTCGACGCGTGCTTTAGTGATGCCGCGACCTTCGGCAACGCTTGTTAGGAATCGTTCATATGAGCGATTCACGCTTTCCTGAATATAAGCCAGCGTTTCCTTGCCAAGCGGCTCAGTTTCGTTGCCTTCGACCTTATGCTTGCCAGCGGAAATATACGTCCGCTTGACGCCCGCCTTATCCAATGCAGCGGAAATGTCGTCATGCGCTGTGTAGACACCGATTGAACCTGCTCGACCAGAAGGCGTAACGACGATTTCATCCGCGGATGAAGCCAACCAATAAGCGGCACTTGCGGCGAGACTGTTCACCTGCGCGATGATCGGCTTGTCACCTCCGCGTAGCTTGCGGATCTCCGTTGCCAGTTCGTCGGTACCGGGAACGGAACCGCCCGGGCTATCAACGTCAAGCACCACGGCTTTCACATCATCATTAGCCAGCGCCTTGTGGACCTGTCGCTTGATGCCGGCGTATGAAGTGCCGCCGCTCATCGCAGAAAACATGTCCATACGGTCAGAGAGCACCCCGTAAACTGGGATGATTGCAACCTTACCGTCGGTTTCAGCGATCTCTTTCGATCGAGCTTCGGAAACAGCGGCAGCAAACTCAGACGTCACAAATTTATCACCGGCAGCACGAGCTGCGATAACATCCGCAAGAACTGCCAGTTTTTCGCGCTGAATCGCCCACGGCTCAGCCTCAAAGGCTGTCAAAATGTGTTCGAATTTCATAAAGTATCCTTAAGCAGCGCGCGTTTCGGGCGCGTCATCAAGCGATGGTCCGCCGTTGTGGCCGATGCCGTGCAAAGGTTGCATTGTTCCATTGACGATGAGCTGATCGCCGCCCGGTTTTGACGCCTTGTTTTCATAACTGCGGGCCTCATCTGGCGTATAAATGCCAGTGTTGACCATCTTCTGCAGGAAGTCAGCCCGGGCTTGGCTATCGCCTCTCAGCAAACCTTCCATATTGAACTTGGGGCCTTTAATATCAATAACTTAAATGCATTTGTCGCGTTGTTGTCGCGTTCAGTCTATTCCGAGACGCCGATCAATCCCGCCGTCATCTTATCGATAGCAGCACGTCTGTATTGTTGGTCGGCGATAGGATGAGCATAAACTTGTAGCGTCATGTCAAACTTATCGTGGCCCAACATGTTTGCGACGTCTGTTAACGGAAGATTGTTGTGCACCATCCAACTTGCCGCGAAGTGCCGAAGCGCGTGAAAATGAAGATTCCTATCCAGCCCCAATAATTCGAGTGCACGCTTAAATGACCCCCAAAAAGGAGATGCCTTTAAGGGCGTGTTTATTTCAGATAGGAACACAAGATTAAGTCCGTTCGGCACATAGAAGCGATCCATCCATTCAATCAGTAGCTTATGGACGTTTGGCGGCATTGGCACATCTCTCAGACCGGCCTTAGTCTTTGGCCCCTTCAATTCGCCCCATTCGGTCAAGTTATGACGCACCCGAATGAGACGATTTTCTAAATCAATATGATCAATTGTAAGGCCTGCAATTTCCCCAAAACGCAGCCCGCAACAAGCCGCAATATGAACGAAGCAGCGTAAACGCAAGTCCGCCTTCCACGCTCTGGCGAGACGCGGAGCGGCTAGGAGCTTGACGACGTCGTCTTTGCGAAAAGTCTTGATCGGTTCAACGGGTGCAATGGCTACGCTACGGATTGCGTCGCCGATAGTAACATGTCTAACACGCCCGGTCTTTTTCGCGTGCTTCTCAGCCATACGGAGCGTGCAAAAGATCAGCTTGACGGTGTTTGGCTTATAGCCATCACGGCGCATGTCTGAATACCATTCGTCTATCACACTATCATTAACCTCGTTCGTCATCATCTTTCCAAGGCGTGGTTTGATGTGAACGTCTGTATGGCTTTTGTGCCGCTTTTGATCACTGCGTCCGATCTGTCCGTCCTTCTGACGGAACTCACAATGACGCATGAAATCTTCCATCATCCGAGAAACGCTTATTGCTTCGGCGGCTGGCGTATGTTGCCCCCTTTCAATTTCATTCTCAATGCGCAAGCGCTCCTTATCAGCGTCCTTCTTCAATCCGCTTTTAGGTGTGAAACGCTTGCGCCCACCTGTGGCCGGATCTGTATATTCTACAACCCACGCCGATTTCTTGACGCCGTTGTATTCCCATTCGCGTTTTCTCACGCTGGCCATCTCATTCTCCTTCTTGTGAAAACGTAGCCCTGACCGGCAATAAAGCCGATCAGGAATCCTAAAGGCTGGTTAGTGACGCTTGGAACCCAAAGCCCATGCATATTGGATCAATCGGTCTTCGGGCATCGTGATTGCCAACTCGCCGTCTTGGTACAAATCCCACATGCTAAGATGTTCGTTGTACCGTCCAATCTCGAACAGTTTCCCGCTCATCATGATCGTGGCTCCGACCTTGAAATCATCGCGTCCTATGTTTCGATAGATGACGCGCGGCGCTGGCTGGTTAGATGGCCCTTTGTCTTGAAGGGTAGCCACAACTGCCCCGGCTTCGGAGCAATGGCGAAGCTGGCGTTGTATCTCGAACTGCAACAATTTTTCGGTTGTTCCGACATCATCCGGCAATCGGCACCACTTGCGTAGCATCCGAAGTTCATCAGCCACCGAGTCGGCCAGAGCTTCCAATATCTCGGTTGACTGTCTAATGTCGTGAATTGCGCCATGCAGTGAACAAAGGTCGGTCATGCTGCACCGCCAATCGTACGAGGGCCACAGGGCCAATGCGGGAGCGTGATGATCAGGCATATGACTGTCTGTTCACCCCGACTAAATTCTAACGCGACAAACAGCATGGTTTTGAAGTGCAGCATCATGCCCGCGCCTCCCAATACTCACGGGTCGCGCCGTCATACGTCTCTTCCTCGTAGCCGCCCTCTTCGTCGGGTTCACACTCATCGGGAAAAGGGCTGTAACCGAAAGATGGTTCAAGATCACAATCGCCGTCGATCTGATCGAGAATCGAAATTAAGCGTTCAATCTCGTCGGCAATGCTTCGCCTGACGAATTGCACGTTCATGCCCGCAATATGCGCGGGCGCAATAATTTGATGATTCATTTTTAGCTCACTGGTCAACCGACTGTTCAAGGTCGGTGGCAACGATCTGTTCAAGGACAGTTGCCAAAACCGGTTTCAGACCGGCGGCCGGGGGTTGAACACTTGCCAGTGAGACAAGCAGCACGTTTTTAATCTTTCGATCTGGACATAGCGCACTCCCCCGGCCTATAAAGGTCGGGTTGGTGCACTCGCCAAAGTGCATCCTCAAGCGATATTGAACCCGCCAAGGTTCTCACGCTATCAGCAGCACTCGACGCCAATCGGTGCCTGCCTATCACTAGTCCGGGTGTTCAAGCCCACGGGCACCATAAGCAAATCATTCTTAATTTCAAGTGAATCTATCCCCTTCCGGGGAGACATTCGCATGTGCTATTGCTCGCCCTGTTTATTCTGGGGGATGTTATGAAGCGCATAATCGTTGTTTTGAGCCTACTGACGGCAACCGTCGCACATGCTGATGATAAACCCGTTAGCGATGAGTTTTGTACACGTCTGGGTTCCCTAGCTGCAAATATTATGAAGGCCCGCCAGTCTGAGGCACCAATGAGCGAGCTTATTGCAAGGGTCAGTAAGCACAGTGATGATCAGGTATGGCGTAAGCTAGTAGTAAGTGCTTACGAAAGCCCCGCTTATGCTAGTGACCAAGCCCAAAAGGGCGCCATTGACGCGTTTCGTAACAAAATCGAGCTTCAATGTTTTAAATCAGCAAATTGAGGCATCTAATGACAACCGCACAACCACGCGACATTATTGGACATGTTGACGATCTCAGCGATGCAATGAAAGCGGCCAAGACCATCGATGAGATCGAAAAATCTTGGCTGCATTTTTATCTCATTGAATCACATATCGAGCGCACTTGGCCCAACGATCGGCGTTTAATGGACACGTTGCGCCGTCTGAAAAACGGGCTTTCACAATACACTCGCGATTTCAGAGAAGGACTACCATCGCCTTACAGTGGATGGAGAGCCGATCTTTCGTCGCTGCGGTCACAGGTTAGCCCGCAATACGACAGGAATGGTTGGCCTACAACATAGGACATATAATCAAACGTCAGCTTGCTCATCCTGAACAGATTCAATCATTTCAATGACAGATATAGCAGGCAAGAACATCAACGGTTGTTTAGCGTCAGTTCCATATTCTTGGAAACCTAGTTGCTTGTAGAACTCGAAAACATCTCGATCAATGGCGCGCCCTGTAATCAACTGAATTGACGTCGACTTCGCTATAGTCGCGAATTCTTCCAGAACACGTCCCATCAGTACTTTACCAAGGCCCCTTCTCTGGTACTTTCTTGCTACTGCAACGTACTCAAGGTTAAGCGAAATAAAAACATTGTTGAAATTGCGGTAACGTTGCAGCCATGTACGATTTTCTTCTTTTGCCAACGCTTTTTCGTTAACCAGCCTGACACTCAGAGCATAAAAAGCAACAACTTCGTCAGTGCCTTCAAAAAAAGCCACCGTTGCACGCGAATGAAACTTCTTGTGCTCATTCAAGGCGTGCTTACGAAAAAAGCGGTCAATTTCCTGCTCACCGCAAGAAAAAGCCCCTACATGTGAACCATGTAGAGGCTTGTATTCCAATGCGGGCAGTGGAGCAGGATTGTCAGCTTGTTTTGTGTTTTGTTGACCGTGCTTTATTGTCAAGGTATGCCCGATAAACATTGCGAAGTTCGTCTGTTGGCCCGTTGGTCGCCTTATAAGCGCGCTCAGCAAGCTTGTGGGTATTCTTCGTCTGCTTAGGAGCCGAAACACCGAAGCTAAACAAGCTAAGGAAACCACCTTTTGATATCGCGGCCATCATGACCTCCTTTACCAAGTTTCCGATTCATTTAGACGTTTCATTGCATATTTCCAACGAAAGTCAATGTCTTTGGTTCCACTTGACAACAAGCGAAAATCACGTTACGAAGGCTCTGTCTTCTTCAGTAGCCTTCTATGCTACTCTCACCCTAGCACAAAAATAATTATAAGATAATTAATTCCCTCGAAACGCTTAGGAAATTGAGAAGAAAGTATGTCGAAATTTTTGGCGAAACAATAATTCATTTGATGTGAAATTTGGTTTGCAAACATTTGCAAATCTCGTGAATCGGGAAGAAACGGCCCGAAGGCCGCTCCCGTCAACCATACTTTTTCATAAGATCAGCTAGTTCTTCCTGATCAGGTGGGGCAACATCAGTACCGCTGCCTTGTGCCGTGTTCCAGCCTTCAAGATATTGATTGAACTGCCACATGGTCATGTCGGAAAGGTCGGCAGGCTTTAGCCCGATTGCTCCCGCTGTCTGATAAATATCAGCGCTGGAAAAATCCGGGTCCGACTTGCCTTTTTTGTCTTCGCTAATCGAACCGTCTGGCGCAGATATGCAAACCGCAATCAAAGCCCGACAGAGATCACGAACACGACGAGCCATAGAAGGCCCATAATGAGCCGTGAGCAGCCGTTCTGATTTTGATGGCCGCGTACCGCCACCTACCAATGAAACGCTCAGGACGCGCCGCAACTCGTCTAGAAAATACGTTTCGTTTGCCAGCCTATCCCATAGGCCAGCTATGCCGCCCTCAACGTTGCGATCTACATGGATGTAACCTGCCACAGTCATGCGCAAGGAATGCACGCGACCGGCGAGAGGTGCGCTTATGTAACCGATCATCGCACCAATCCTCTCCGGCTGGCCTGCTTGCTATCCCGTGCAAAGCGCATCGGGCCTGATTTATCGTATGCTTTGACAGCCTGTTGGCTTGTCTGCTGCGACACACCCCGAACGTAGGCTTCCAGATTGCCGTTCTTATCGACACTCACACCCACATCGACCCCGACGTCGACTTTGCTTTGCGTCGCACCACCTGTCTGTGCCTGACCGGCTGGCTGGCGAAGTGCCTTGGCTATGTTCGTATTCGAGATCACCTGCGAACCGCGCGGAATATTCAGAAGCTCCGGCCCTTGCTCACCAACCATGGACATGCCGCCCGGCGCTGAATTTGTGCCCTTTGCGAACTTAGGGATGGGCGGGAAATAGTTCGTGCCGAAACCGGAGCCACCGCCAAACAAGCCGCCGAAGATATTTCCAAAACCGCCGCCGCCGAATAAAGCATCGAGACCGCTATTCAAAAAACGATCGGCCAGACGCCCGATAGCATCAGCGAGAACGTCAGTAGCCTTGGCGCCAGACAGAAGGCCGGAAACAAGCGTACCAGCGAACTCCCGGCCAGCATCGTTCAATTCTGCTAGTTGTTCCTGTGCCTTATCCCACGCCTCATTCTGCTTATATGTGCTTTCGACCAGCGCTTCGATTTTCTGCTTTTGTGTCTCGGTCGCAGCAGCACCCGCATGACGAACGGCGATCATTTTCTGTTTTTCGACTGCGGATTTGCCGACAAGGCTGGCCTCGAATTCAAGGTCCGAAATCAATTTCAGAACGGCCTTGGCTTCACGTTCTGCCGCCTTGGCCGCTTGATCGCGATCCCGCGTGGCGTCCGACTTGCCGCCCTTTGAGCTGCTGCTGTCTGGCAGAATGTAAGGCTTGACGGGCGGCTGGTCAGGAACAACTGGAGTCGATAGGCTTTTGCGACGTTCTAGTTCGTCGTTGTATTTTTGCATCTCGCCGTTGATGCCGGCCATTTGGCTTTCACTGTCGCGCCCGAAGACACCCGCGATAGTGTCTTGAAGTCCGCCAGCTGGTTGTGTTGTTCCCAGCCGGTCCTTTGCCTTCTGCAGAATGTCTAGTTCGGCCTTAATGCCCGCCACGCTCTTGTTATTCAGATCATTCCACGAACTGATAAACGCTGACAGAGCGCCAACCGCATCTACAATTGCCGCCTTGAGCGTCGAACCGATAGTGGTCGCGATCTGGTTGAACTTCTTATCAACTTCCTCGGCTCGCCGGATGAAATTCTCATCCATGATTCCGCCCATCTTTTGGGCTTCATTCAATGAGGCTTCAATACCGGCGCGGCCCTGTTCTATGAGTCTGACGAACTGTTCGCCGCCCTGACCACCAAGCAATTCATCAAAGATGCGAACGCCTGCGGCCGTGTCTTTTAGCCGTCTGGTCCGATCGATCAGTTCGAGCATCAAGTCGCTCGGGTTCTTGATACGCTCTTTGACTTCATCGGGCGACATTCCGAGCTTTGCAAACGCTTCAGCAGCCGACCCTTTGCCGGTCTTCGCGTATTCATCACCACGGATTGCGAGCTCTTTAAAGGAATCGACAAGCGCATCGACGCTGATACGGTTTTCATCCGCTACCCTGCGCCAAAGCTGGAACGACTCCACCTTAAGGCCTGCGGTCTTGGCTTCGTCTCCCAGCGCGATGATTGATTTCATCGCAGTATTGACTGAAGCAGTAATCGCTCCGAAGCCCAGTCCGCCGATGCCGAATTTAGCAAGGGCCATATTCATGCCCTTGGATGCGCCCTGCATTGCTTTCTGCATCGCATCAGAGTTTTTCTTTGCGCTGTCTGTCATAGCCTTAAAGCGCTTTTCAGTCGTCCGCTGCGCCCGCGCCATACCCTTCTCAAGGTCAGTGATGCGGGCCTCAACGGCAAGCACTAGTTTTTCTTCATCGGTGCGGGCCATCTATCGCCTTCCCAAAATGCGCAGTCCTGTCGGACGCGCTGATTTATCTGAATAGATCGACATCTGGTCATTGCCGAACGATGCGCGATCGACGGCCATCCAAGTTGCAAAGCAACCGTCAATTCGATCTGTTGAAAGCCCTTTATGCAGGGTGCGATTGCCGTTGCTGTCGAGTTGAACCTCAGCGTTCTCGAAGTTCCATCGCAGAATAGGATTGCCGTCATGTCGGAACTTGCGGCTAAGAATTGCGGCTTCAAGCCGGTTAAGCGCGGGCGACTGCGTGACCCATCCCTGTTGTAGAGTCACAACAGGGTGATGTGACTTTTCCAAGCTTTTCATAAGCAGGAACGCGTAAGCCTTATCAAACGCAATCTCTTGAACTTTGAAGCGTTCGCAAAAGTCACGAATATAACGCTCGACCATTTCCTGGTCGATCACCGGCCCCGGCGTGGGGGTGATTAAGCCATGTTCGGACCAATGCCGATACGGCACACCATCACGTTCGGATTTGCGCGTGATGCCTTCCTCTGGACAGAAGAAATGAGGATGCACGATATAGCCGCCCTCGCCGTCTCGCCAAGCTGCAACGATAGCGGTCAAGTCAGTGGTGGTGCTCATATCCACGCCGAGCCAGCAAGGCCGGTTCTGCAGATCGTCCAGATCGACTTCGCCGCGGCAAGAATCCCATTCCGTCATATCAAGGAAGGGAGACGTTGCCGTATCCATCCACATATTCAAATGGTCGTTCTTGAACTTGTCGCGAAGCGCTGGCCGCTCTTTGGCTTCCTTTGCTTCCTGCCTCAGACTTTCAAGGTCGGGATATTCCGGCAACCCCGGATTTACACGGTGCCAGACTTCCTCGTCTTGCCAGTCCGCATCTTTCGGCGTCTCCAGTAGAATAGGAAGAGTGCCAGGATCATCAACCTCACCTGTCGCAACCTTGCGAGCATAATCAAACACTTCAAAGGCAACGTTCTCTTGCCCGCGTCCCGCCTGCGAGATCACGACGGAAAGAGTGTTTTTCGTTTTACCAAGGCCGGTTCGCATGACGTCATATAGCGAGCGCGAAGGCCAGCAATGGATCTCATCAAACAGGCACATTGCAGGCGTGGCACCATTACGGGCCTTTGCGTCGGATGACACGGCTCGAAACGACGAGCGTGATGTTTTGTGCTTAAAGCGGTGGCGGCTGTCGGTGACAGTGACCTTACTTCGCAACCGCTTATTCATATCGATGATGCCGACGGCTTCTTCAAAAGCGATGCGGGCTTGCTCTCGATCATAGGCGCAAGCGATCACCTGACCATATGGGCGACGCTCAGGGCCGATTGAATGAAGCAATGCAAGTGCTGCGCCAAGCGTCGTTTTGCGACAACCGCGCGGTAGCATCATAACGACGTTGCGAACGATGCGGTGCCCATTAGGATGGCAAGGGCCATAGATGCGCCTGACAATTCTTTCCATCCACGGATCAAGTTGAAAGGCTTTGCCGCTGATTGGATGCTTGAGAAAGCGGATCGCCTGCACCGCTCTCTCGCCATATCCGAAAGTGTCTTCAATCGGTGAATCGTCAAACACCCACGCGGGCCAGCTATCCGAAGCCTTTGGCGTCAAGTTCGTCATTATCATCACCAGTATCTCGAATTGAAGGGCGGGATCGCGACGTAGGTGACAGGCCGTACTGGTCCCCGATTTGTCGGGCCGTGGTCATCGCCTTGTCTTGCGCGCGGTAAAGGGCTGGATCGAAGCCATCACCCATTTTGCGGATTGCGCGCCCAAGCCTTTCGACAGTGCCCATTGCTATGCAGAAGTTTCTCAATCCCGGCATATCAGCGGCAGTCAAAACTTTGCGCTCGACAAGATCAGGCATTATTTCGCGCCATATACGCTTTGCATCCTTATCGAGCGTGGAAGGCGGGGGCGGAACAATATCTAGCGCGTTCTTGTCGGGCACGATCCCGGCCTTACGTCCCGCAGCCATCAAATCGTCTCCATATATGCTTTAACGGCCATACGGCCGCGATTAACGCCTTGCACGTCGTCGCGGCTGAAATCAGTGCTCTCAATGCGAAGATCAATTAGATTGAAGCCAGACACTGGCACATCCTTCTTATGGAGCAACTGCCAGACCTCGCCTGCGATCAGCTTAACCTGTTTGTAGTTTTCCTCGTCAGACCAGCAGTCGATTTGAAAATAGATATCGAAGCCGTCAACGCAGTCCGCATCGTCTGCTAAGACCTGCCCGGAACCGATGCTGATGCGCGGAAAAATCCCCGGCGTTACCTTGTCAAAGACGGCAGGCCCGGCAGTGGTCTTATTATCAAGCTCGCGGACGATAGCGACTTGCAACGCGTATGACGGCTCGCTCATTTTCGCTCCACCAGCAGTTCGATGAATTGCCGCTTCTCATCCATGTTGCCCGCCGACTTGATCGAGTATTCGCGCTTGTCCTCGTCGTATAGCTTCCAGCTATTCGTCACATTGGCGATTTCTGGCTGCCATGGGATCGTGACGATGAAAGGCTGAACACCAGTCAGGCGCGCAGCTATAACCGTCTCGCTGCCCTTCATGGGCTGCATTCGGGCCCAGAACGGCCCGTGCTTTATATCTTCATAGATCGGGCCGCCGCCTTCGTCCTTTTCGCCGGTCCAGCCGTAAAACGTCAGCGTGACCATGCGGTCACGTTGGCCGATAGTTGTCTTCATGTGGCTGTTTCCTTCAATGCCTTACGGGCTGCCCGTCGCAATGCCGCCTTGGTCTTCTTCCGCTTCAATCGAATGGCTGGAAAGAAGAAGGGCTGCGCCTCGTTCTTCTCCGTGCCCCACTCAACAAGGTGAGCATATCTGACCTTGCTGTTGCCAGCGGTGATCATATAAACGCCTTCAGGAACCGTCTGCGAACCGCCCGGCTGACTATGAGGCGGGGTAGTATGCCCCGGCCCTGTAACAGTGATGCTTTCCTTCAGGTCGCCATCATCGACAGGCGCGAAGTTGCGCATCTGATCAGCAATTTCGTTTGCAGCCGTTTCGGTTTCGGCCATCAGGCGTTCGCGCATCGCTTCAGGAATACGCGCCAGCCTGTCTTTCAGGTTGCGAAGCTGTGCATTGTATTTAGGCTGCGCCATTAGCAAACCTCCCATAGCGGTAGGTCCGTAGAAGATCGTCAAAACTGTTAGGCATTGCCGCCATGCTGCCGTCGATAGCAGCGCCGCGCCATTCGTAGAAATGAACGGTCAGTTTCACCCACGCCTCAACTAAACCGGCAGGCGCGCCACCTTCGATGCTGTCCAGCTTGCAGCCGATAATTTCTTCGATATAATCTTTCGCAGCCGCAATTTTTCGCGTGATCAACACGTCTTCAAAATTATGCGTGATGCGCAGTTCAGCCTTCACATCGGCCAGCGAAATTTCCATTTTTAAAAACTCCAATTGGAAAAAAACTCACGCGATTGCCCCCCCACGTTCCCTCAAGGATCGGCAAAAGTTGACGACTACCCCCGGGTACTACGTGCAAAACCTTGATCCCGGGCTGTTCGGCGTGAGTGACAGGACTTGCAAAGTGCCCGCAAATTCGACCATTCCAGCCTTAATTCGGGTGCTTCTTTTATACTTTTGATATGATCTGCTTCTGTTGCAGGCGCTTCACACCCATCTGCGGTGCAGTATGGATTGGCGAGCAAGAAAGCTTTGCGCAGCTTGCGCCATGCGCCGTCATAACCCTGCTGGGCAGCCGATGGCCGCGCCCGGTCCATTGCCAGCTTGCGTTCGATTGCACATGAGCACGGCTGGCCATACGGCACCACCTCACTGCCACACGCGCAGACACGTGGTATACCTGTGTTCATTTGTTCCTCGTGATGAGTAAGAGGGTGACAGCATCACGCTGCCACCCAATGCGCCCTTGTTCCGAAGGAGGACGGCTGGTGCGCTGGACCACATCACCTTGACCCTCTGACAACATGTTGCAGCGGCAGGGAGGTGACTTCGCGTTATCGGACAGGCCCGTAAGCCACGCTCAGAGCGTCGGCGTTGCCCTCATTATGTGCCGCTTAAACTTCGTCGACGAACGTCAGGACGTCAGCAGCCGTGAAGGTTGCCGAAAATTCCATGTTCTGTTCGACATCGCCCGTGAACTCAAAATCGGTCACAAACCAAGGCCCTGTATACGTACCATCACCGGGAACGATGACCTTGGCATTGAACACTTCGGCATTGCGCACGTAGTTCAAGAATGCCTTGGTTTCTGCTCCATCGATGAATGCACCAGCACCATTGAACGTGCGGCTTGAGATGCCGGGTTCACTGGTCTTCTGGACTGGACCGTCAGGATTTTCACAAGGCGGCACGGTGGTGTCGATTTCCGTGGTGCTCATATTGAATGAACGCGTCTTGATGCCGCAAAGTGATTTGAACACTTCAGGCGTTGCTCCATCACCGATCTGGATCAGGAGCATACGGCCTTTTTTCTGCTTGCCCGCCATGATTAAGCACCTACCGGGCGAGCATGAGCGCCAGCAAGTACAGCCACAGCACCAGCAGCAATTGACGTGCCGCCAGCCTTGGTAAGCACAAGGCGCGTATAACGCTTGTGGCCCCAATAGCCGAGCTTATAGGCGCTGGTTGCTTCCAGCGTGTCAGGTGCTTCACCGATGATCCACTTCGGATCAACGTCAGCAAAATCGGCCGGCGTGATAGTATCAGAATCCTGCACCTTGAAAGTGAAATCGCCATCGGCTGCAATTGCGCCCGTGTTGACGATGTAAGTCACTTTCTCAAAGCCCTTGCGGTCAATGACGGTGCCGGTTGCATTTGCCGTCTGGACGGCAGGAGCGAGCGCCGAGAAGACGCCAATGTTATTTGCGAGATCGCGCATTGAATAATCCTTATCTGGATATGAAAAGGGCCGCCGAATGGCAGCCCTGAATGAAATGGAAATCGTATTAGGCAAATTTTTGCCTGATTATGACTTCATCTTGAATTTGCGCAGCGCCTTTGGCTTCACAACGCCAGCGCCAAGACGCTTGCGAACGTGGAAGCGCGTCACGCCTTCTTCGGCACGCTTGAACGGGTTCACAAGGACTTCCATGTCAACACGGTCATAGATGCGATAGCCTTCATTGAGGTCGCCATAGACGATTGGAACCGCACCGGCGACTGCATCCGGCATGTCGATCAGTTCAATCACTGGACGACCCAGAAGTGTTTCGGGCTGGCCTGCCTGATATGAAGGCTGCCATAGGAAATTGCCCTGACCATCCTTCAGCGTGCGCAGCTTGCCAAGCGTGGTGCCGTTCATCATCCAGCCACCGTCATTGCGGTAATATGCTGGATGCGAATAGAGCATAGCGATCAGTGCGTCGGCATTGATGTTAGTCGCGTGGTCGTTGTCGAACACCGCAATGTCGGCGCGTGTCAGGAAGCCTTCAGGCTGCTTGACGCCAGTGCCATGAACAAACGCAAAGCCTTCCTTCACGCCAAGATCCTCAGCGAAGGCCATGCGGACTTCGGCTTCAACGTCGATCGCCGCGTCTTCCAGAAGCTGGTTCGACACGTCGACATAAGTGTTGATCTCATGGATCGGGATTTCAACTTCGCGGAAATCGAAGGTCGATTCTTCCTGCGTTTCGAGCTCGCCTTTCCACTTGGCGTTTGTGGTGCCAACGCGGCCTGGCAGGATCACCGAACTATTGCCCGTTGAACCGACATGCGCATAATCGCGAACCGGCGAGAACTCCACGATTTCGCGCAGCATCTCATTGACGAACTCAGGAGGAGCAACATATCCGCCCTTTGCGTCATTGCCCTTGACCAGCGATTTTGTCGCCAGTGCAGCACGCTCACCGTGTCGCAGATATTCAGCGAAAGCCTTTCGCTTCATTTCGGCCGGGTTTTCCTGTTGGCGAATAACGCCCGGACGTGCCGATTTGATTGTCAGTTTGGAAAGTGACTTTTCGATATTCTCGGTGGTTTCTTCAACATTGCCGATTGAGGACTTGATTTCTGCCACATCGGTTTCAAGTGCAGTCACTCGGTCTTCGAGCGTACTTTCTTCAATGACTTCCTCAATGACCTGTTCAATATTGTCATTGTCGGATTCAAGTTCTTTGCGCACGATGCGCTTGATTGCAGCTTTCGCCATTGTAGTACCTTTCCGGCCTTTGGCCGATTTAACTTTTGTGATTGTCGCACCTTTGTGAGCTGGCACGCTCACGATGCTGATCTCGGCAAGTTCGGCTTCGATGATATTCTCGCCGCCGTGTTCGTTCGGTTCCGCCACGAGAGGCAGGAAGCCAAGGGACAGGCCAGACAAGCTTTTTGCTTTGATGAGGCTGTAAACTTCAGCAGCACGCGGAATTTCCTTGATCAGCATTTTGCCAACCACCTCAATGCCACGACTCGTTTCGGCGATGGATGACCAACCGCCCAGCACTTCGCTTTGATCGTGCTGCCAAAGCATCGGGATTGTTCCGCGCAGTCTTAACGCGCCTTCCCCGATGACGTCGCCCTCACTGTCGGGCGAACCGAACGGCCAAGCAATGCCTGTGATAGTTCCCTCGTCATCGACCGAAAGGCTTGCCGCCTTAATGGTCAATTTGCGCATTACGCCTCGCTGGTGCCGAAGAATGCCGCATTGAGAATGTCGGAAGCCAGTGCCGCGCTATCGCCAAGCGGACGCGGTTTCACGTAGGTCTCGACTAGATCGAACGCTTTAATGTCATCAGTGCCGCCGCCGATCAGTGCAAGCCTGATAATCTCGGCGATGTGCTTGACGCGCCAATCGCTGTCGAGAATGCCCTTGTGCGTGGCAAACAATGACGTCCGGTTGTCACGCTCGAAAGCATGAGCCAGATCATACGTCAGGTCGAAGTCATACACGCCATCCGCAAAGGGACGGTTGATTTTAGTTTCGCTCATTAGACTCGCTGTCTGTTTGAGGTTTCTTATCGTCCAGCATATCGGCAACCGCCTTATCGCTGGTTGTGTTCGGGTTGACGTATTCGTCGCCACCCTCATATGCAGGCAAGTTTTCGCGTGCCCGGCATTCGTTCGGATTCATGATGCGACTGGTGATTGCCACCGCATAAGCCGCCATCCGTTTCGCGGTATCCGCTCGCAGCAGATCATCTGTTAGGAACTCAGCAAACCATTCGTCTCTCTCTTCTTCCGAAAAGAGCTTCAGCATGATTTCGCCTTCCCAACGCTTGATCCAACTCATGAGACAGTAGGTGACAAGCTGGCTGCCCTGCGCTTCATTGTTTGACCAAGTTGCGCGGCCATAATCATTCAGGAAGATCGGCGGCACGCGAAATGCGCGGCCAATTTCTTCGACGCAGTAACGGCGAAGCTCCAAGAATTGAGCGTCGGTATTTGACATGCCGATCTGTTTATAAGTGGCGCCTTCTTCAAGCACAGCAACGCCGCCTGCATTGTCACCGCCATTTGCTTGATGCCAGCTTTCAGCCATGCGTTCGCCGGTTCCTTCACCAAGGCGAGCGGGATGCTCAATCACACCGCCAGGCTGTGCTGAATTGCGGAACAACACCGAGCCGTGCTTTTCCAACGCCAACGCAAATGCAATGGCTTCCTTCGCGGCTTCGATCGGACTTTCTCCCGTGATGCCGTCAAAGGTCGGTGCACGGATATGGATGATATCTTCGAGATTATAGACAGCCTTCACGCCTTCAAAATCGTATTCGTATGAAGGTTCTTGTGTCCGCTCGTCGATGATGATGCGGACCTTGTCGGGCTGCAGGCGGTTCAATTCGGCAGGCTTGTTGTCACCATCGCGAAGGATAACGGCATAGCCATTGCCCCATAGTAAAGCGTCCCGCGTGACCATCTCACGAAATTCACTGGCGGGGATGAAATTGTTCACCGACCTGCGCAGCAGATTATGCGCTGGATGCGCGTCAGATCGTTCCTTGTCGCCGTCTTCGTTGCGGTGGTAGGTCTGCACCGGCAACTGACCTATCGCCTCTGCAATGACCTGCACGGCGCACCTGACAGGCACGCAGTTCATTGCGTTGCGTGGCGTCACTGAAATGCCAGCCGCTGTAGCTCGAATGCCTAGTAACCGCCGCTCGAAATCTGTGGGCGCAGAAAGGCTCTTGCCAGTCAATCGACCAGCAAGTTTGCGAATAATGTTCATGATTTTCCTTTGGGAAGAAACCGCGCCGCCCGGCCACGAGGAGCAACCGGGCGGGGATCAGTCAGGCATTATGTTCGCGTACCACCGCGAACGCCGTGACGATCTTTGATTTAGGAGGTCCGGGACGGACGGGGCCTATAGGTATATGGAAGGTCGGCAATCAGTTCGTCGTACTCATCGATCATGACTTCATCGCCAGATTCACAAATACAAACGAATGACCAAAGCTTTGTATCATGGTCAAAGCGCATACCCACGACACTCACAGGCGCATGTCGATGATGGTCAGCCCGGATGACGCGATGCGCTACAAACGGCTTGAGCGGCAAAATCGCCGTAGGTGGCATGCGTGTTTCATCGGCACGGATGATATAATTGTCCGCGTCTTCATAATGGTCATTTGCCATTTATTACCTCGTGTTATGGTGATAGGTTACTTCGCGCTGCTTGCTGATTGTTACTGGCACGCGCAAGCCATGCAGCTCTGACGTGTCGCTTATCTCGCGCAGCCCGGCAGCTTCAGTCAGGGCCTTGATGTGCGCCTGCCCTTGATCCTGCATAAACTTACTGAATGCCTGCGCAAAGATTTGATGCTCGACTTGAGCGACCCGTGTTCCAGCCGTGTTGTGCAGGTCAAGATTGAGAACTAGGATGCATTCGCCCGCTTCATTTATGATGTTGCTGCCGGTGATGACTGCATCAAATTTTCCAGGGTATGAATAGATTTCAGTCGGGTCGTCTATGGCCTGCTTTTTCGGTTCGGGTGCGGCCACATCATGCTTTACAGTTGCCATCGGTGGCTTTCGTTCCTTCGCTTTAAAGCCGGTCGGCGGGTCTTCATGAAAGCGCTCTTGTTCAAGCCACTTCGCTAAAGTGATACGCGGCGCATCTGGATTGTTTTGCCGCTCCCATCCTTCCCGCCACGAATGAGCCGCCGCAACTATGTTGACATGATCTTCAGCATCCGGCTCCAATGCCTCATAAGCTTTACGCGCATCAGCCCGATTTCGCCGGTGGCCATATGCTTTATATAGCTCGTCGAATTTACTCTTTTCGCCTTCCCCATTCTCGCCAGCACTGGCGGCCGACAGGCCAGCCAAGGGCGGCGCAGATGGGTCAATATATCTTTCATGTATACCGGCCTTGTCAGCCGGTACATGTAGATAGGAGGGGGTATCAGGCATGACACCTAATAGGCCTGTTTCGGTATCATCCTTGATACCTAAAGCGTCTAATTCGGTGTCATCCGTGATACCCTTTGTTTCAGTATCACGCGTGACACCCTTTTCAGGGACCATATCAAAATTGGGCTTGTAGACCGTTGAGCGGCCCCTGCGTCCTGGTGACAGCACGGAAACAAAGCCGAGCCTCTCAAGCTTTTTCTTTGCCCTGATAACCGAAGGCCGGGATACGCCTGTATCTTCAATCAGCATTTCATGGCTTGACCATGCATTGCCGTATTCACCGTGATACCGCTGCACGATTTCACCCAACACGGCGCAATCCGCTTTCGTGGTCTCAGGATGGCGCAAAGCCAGCCTCAGAAAGTGCACCTGTTTCCATGCCGGGATGTCGTACTTGCGCTTCATGATCAGTGACCGGCGCTTCCTGCCGTTCGGGCTTTGGCTTCCATGTCGACCAGCCATTGCGTAAGGGTGGCCTTACGTGAGCAGATCGTTCCACCAATGCGGAAGACAGGAATGTGACCATCATCAATCCGATGGCGTGCCTGCTTTTCAGTGATGCCGAGAAAATTTGCTATCGGGGCCGCGCCATAGAGCAGGTCAGCCCCTTCCTTTTCCTGTTCCATGTCGTTCCTTTCTTGTCGCATCAATGTCGCGCCGAGTGTCCGGGCATTTTCGGGAATGTTCGGCAACTAATTGATTTTAAATATCTTTTGGGAAAGATAGTTCTGCTCGTTAAATAGGCCCTAAAATGGGCCTATCTAATTGTTTTAATTGTATAAAATTACAATTGTTAATTTCTTCCATATTAAATTTCACGACAGTCGTTTTGCGCGTCTTTGCATTGAGCAAATCGCGATAGACTGCCGATTCGATACTCCGCAGCAACGGAGTGAGGCAGGTCTTGGTAAACTGCAGAATTAACTGCTCAATCCCGCTGCCCCATGTCGTTGTGCCGTTTGAGGCGTGTCCGATCATGACAGGCGGAACACCGAAGATGCGGCAGATCTGCTCAACGCTGAACTGGCGCGTTTCGAGCATCTGAGCGTCTTGAGGATTGATTGTCAGCTGCTGGTATTTAAGTCCAGCTTCAAGCACAGCAATCTTGCCGGCCTTTTCAGACCCGGCAAACTGGCCAAGAACTTCACCAAGCTGTTTACGCTGTTCTGATTTCAGGATCTGGTCAGATGAAAGAACGCCCGCAACCTGCATACCATTGGCAAACATCTTGCCAGCGGTCTTTTCACCCGCAAGCGCATTGCCGACAGTGTTCCTGACAACGCCAATTGGCGAAAGACCACGATCACAGCCGGGAATGACCATGCCGCGAACGTGAAACATCTTGTCTTCGCTGATACGACGGATCGTCCCTGACTTACTCTTGGCGGTTTCAGTCACTTCGTAATAGCGGTTGTTCCTATCGTCGCGGCAAACCTTAACCGCAAGTGGGTGAAACGGATTAAGAGCCGTCAGCCGGCCGCCGTTCATCTTCTTTTCAGCGAAGAAATTGCCATCCAGACAAAGGCACATCGCAACCATCGCCCAAAAATCTGACGCCGTATCGTCAAGATTGGGCATATCGTGAAGCAGCTCATACAGAACGTTTTCACGATCGATTGTGACGCCATCGTCTTTGAACACGTTGCACGGCAGCGTTTTCACAGAATTAGCTACGAGGTTTACGCAGGCCCATACGGCATCGAGCTCAAGAGCCTTTTCATAAGTGACTGTTTCACCTGACGTAGTTCCAAGGCCGAAAAATCCTCGCCAGAACTCGCCGTCGGTGAGCTTGATGGATCTTCCGACCCATCTATCAATGAAGCCCATATTCGCTCCGTCGTGAGTTAGGCGATGACCACCATGTTATTGATGAAGTCATCGAGGTTTTCTTCTGGCTCAATCGGAGTGTCCATCGCAGCACCAATAGCCATCGCCAAAGCTACCGCCGCATCGATGCGAACCGATGCTTTCGTTTTGACAAACCATCGGTTTTCTTGCGGGTCGTGATCGAACGTGGCGCCCATGAGTGCAGTCATCAACACCGGGTTTCGCCTTAAACGAATGCGCCCGTCGATGATCATGTCTTCTAGCGCCAGTACCGAGCCCGGCATCCACAAGCCTTGCGGCGGTGGCAAGCCAGCGGCTTTTGCGGCTTCAACTTTCGATGGTTCGGGCTTAGCCCTGACCTTACCACCCTGCGGATGTGCAACATGATCAACTTCAATGCCGAGCGCGTCGACCTCTTCGCGAAACTTGTCGTAAGCGTAGCGATCATAAGCGATGGCTTTGATGTCGAAATGCTGATCAAGCTGCTGCACGCGTGCCGCAACGAAGTCATATCGGACACGTTTACCGGGAGGCGCATTGAGCCAACCCTGTTGCACCCAAAGTTCGTATGGCGCTTTATCTGCCTGCGCTCTGGCTTGCAAAGTATCGCCGGGCGTCCAGGCCTCAACCCATGCATCGAAAGTCGGCAGACTGACTGTCGCTCCGTCTTCGCGTTTCAACTCCATAAAGCCAGTAGGAACTACGCAGGCAAGAACCGTCATATCCTTACTGCCAGAAAGGTCGACGCCCATGAAGACCGGCTTATCGGCGTGATCTTCTTCGGGGTCGAAGTCATCCATGACGCTTTCGACAGTCTCGCGCGGCATCCACGCCTTATCGGCATCCGTCCAACAGCAAAAGTGCAAGCGCAGAATGCCGTTCAGCTTGCCGGGCATTTGTTTTGCCTGAGCAACAACGCCTGCAAGATACTCCTGCGTCAGGATCACGCCGAGAAGTGGATTAGCTTTCTTCCAGCAAGTCGGATCGTTTAGCGGATCGTCCCCCTTATCGAGCGCACAAACCCAAGCAAACGTTGTGTCATCAATGACTTCGCCGACATAGTTAAACACTTCGTCAGGCGTCTGCGTCCCTGCAGCTACCCTAACTGCATGTTCATGCTCTTCCCAGCAGATGCTGTTCTTGTCGCTGCCCGAGTTGGTGATCATGAGCAACAATGGCTGACGACGAAACTTGAAGCCGCGCTCCAGCATTTCCATAGTCGATCGGTCTGGATGCTCGTGCACCTCATCGCAGAGTGCGAAGTGAGGGCGAGGACCAGAGCCCGACTTGCCTGAATCTTTCGATATAGGCCGAAAGAAAGACTGTGATTTGTGGTGCGCGATATTGAATTCGCGACCGATACCGCCGCTGAACTTCACACGCTGCATTAAAGCAGGAGCTGCTCGCGCCATTTTCACAGCGTCTTGGAAGAGAATACCGGCCTGTTCTTTCTTGGCAGCAGCAGCGTATATCTGGGCTCCAGCTTCCTTGTCAGCAATCAAGCCATACAGCCCAACACCGCCAGCGAACGGAGACTTCCCGTTGCCCTTGCCTTCTTCGATGTAGGCACGACGAAAACGGCGGGAACCGTCTTCACGCTTCCAACCGAACAGCGAACCGAGCTTAAAGGCTTGCGAAGCATGTAGCTCAAACGGCTTGCCTTCAAACTGGCCTTCGGAGAGCTTCAAGCGTTCTTCAAAGAAGCGGAACACACGATCCGCTTCCTCGTCGTCGAACCAGAGACCGCGCTCATGTCCGGTCGCCAAGTCGTCGAAATGACGCTGGCAGGCGTTCCGAACGTGCGGGCCTGCAATCTCAGTGCCGTCAAGGACAGCTTGCGCGTAAGCGCTCACACGCTCCAGCGCAGGCATATCAGTCAAGCAGATCATCCTTCTCATCGCCGTCGTCGCCAGTCGCAACTTTCGATGCGTCCGCAGGCGTTGCACCCATCTGGCCAAGCATCTGACGAAGCAAGTTCATCGCCTGCACGCCAACTTCTTGTCCGGCCATGATGCGTCCTTGAATATTGGCCGCCATACCGACCAGCGTGCGATGTGACTGGTTGAGCCACGGCAACTCTTTTTCAAACAGCTTCCATGCAGCCTTGGCTTTTAGCTCCGGCGTATCCTTCAACCATGCGGGAGGATTGCCGAGCGGCCCACCGGCCTTAGCGTCGGTGCGGTTTTTGAAGCGCTGTGGGTTTTTCTTGTCGCTTGCCTCGACTGCCGCCTTGGCACGAGGCGTTCTAGGCCTCGCCATGGCATAAATCCTTTACAGGGGTCATAATTTGAATTGTGGATGCGTGCGCGATGGACCCTCGCCGTTCCGGCGTTTTCGACCTTCGTCGACTTTTTGATGCCCCCGGGGGTCAAACCGGCCACCCGTCGGCCCCGAAGGTCACGATGTCCTGACCTCGCTCCAAGCGCTGCTTGGTTCGGTCGTGGCACGTCTTGCATAATGATTGGAGGTTGCCTGCATCCCAGAAAAGGAACTCGTCGCCCTTATGAGCGATGACATGATCACACACAGTCGCAGGTTCGACGTCGCCGACCTGCAAGCAGAACATGCAAAGCGGCTGTTCAGTCAGCTGTCGCTCGCGCATTCGCTGCCATCGGGCCGTTTTATACAAACGAACCCAAGACCTAACCTTATCAGGCCGCGATAGCTGAGCGGATTGATCCCCTAGAGACGCCATATTTGCTAGCCAATTCGATTTGGGACATGCCTCGAACACGATCATTGCGGATGCGTTTCACTGTAGTCATGTCAACCACAGTTGCTCTCGTATTCCGAAACTGTTCTTCCCAAGTTGCCCAACGGCAATTAAGCGGCTCATAGTGGCCATCGTTGTCTATACGATCAATCGTCAGGCCCAAGGGCTTTTCACCCATATCCGCTAGGAAGCATTCAAACCCCGTCAGTCCGCCTTCGCCATTCATCCATCGATCGCAGACCGTAATTCCTCTGCCGCCGTAATCCTGGTAGTGGACCTGGCTTGGATAAATGCAGCGAGAGATCATCGCACGATAGCAGCGATATGTTGACGACCAGACACCGCCAATAGTTTGGCCATGAGTTCTTGACCGGCTCCCTATCGCTTCTCGCGCATGGCACCCGCAGCTTACTTGTCCAGCATTCAGCTTAGAAGTTGCAGTCGCGCCCTTTTCGCCACAATCACAAACGTAATCCCAGTACGTGTTTTTGCCGCTGCGCTCGAAGTTCTTTCCAGTAATAAGCAGCCGTCCAAATCGTACGCCAGTCTTGTCCGACGATCTTCCCATGGCTTGACTCCATTGGCTGATAATGACCTCTATCAAGAACAGCGGGGAGCTTTCGCTCACCCGCTGAGAAGCATCTGCAAGAGGTCAAGAATTACAGATGCCATTCTTGTTTGGTTGCAGCAGGTCGAGCTTGCCAAAATCCTTAACTGATAGTTAAATAAAGTTTTGGATAGGAGGTGAGACCAATGCCGTTCAGGAACGCACAGTATCACGGGACTTTCCGCCCTTCAGACTTAGCTATTCTACAAAAAGCATACGAAGAATGCTGCGTCTTACTTGATCGATGCCCTACTAGCCATGAAGACAAGGACAGGGTGGCGAGAGCCATCATCCGCGAATTTGAGCGTGGGATACACGATCCAGTTAAGATCGCAGAGCATGTGGCGATAATTGAGACGCATGTCAGTGTAACGTCGCCAGCGGGCCGACATTCTGATGCGTCTGCGCAGTGAATGATGACATCTAATCGAGGTAGAAAATAGATCGGCGGGGGGGC